GATTATCAATCAGTTGATTATCAGATACAAATAGTTAGAGGAAGTCATTATAATTCTGCATTAATAAAAGTAATTCATGATGGAACAAATACATATATGACTGAGTATGGTAATGTAAATCAACCAAATGTAGGGGTTGCCACGTTCTCTAGCGACATTAATAGTGGAGATCTTAGATTACTTGCTTATCCCGATGCAGCTACTGCAACAACGTTTAAATTCATCTATAGTGCAATAAAATCATAAATATAAGGGTAGAGTCTGTTATTTAATGAAAAAGTGTCCTCCAGGTGAGTACTATTGTAATGATAGTAAAAAATGTAAGAAGATTCCTAGTGGTTACCATATAGGTGCTAGAGGTTATCTTGCCAAAGATAATGAAAATGGAAAGAAAAATGGTAACGGCAACGGAACCAATGGATACTCCAATGGTAATGGAAATGGTAACGGATCTAATGGAGGCGGCAATGGTGGAGGAATGAGTGAATCCACAATGCTACCAAGAAGAACAGGAAATATAATAGATGTATATGTTGGTTGGAGAGGAAAAGGTTACATGATAAAAATGTTTTTCCCTCAAATCAAACGCCCTTCACGCAGAGAAGTACTGGATCAAGTGAGAAAAGTGTATCCTGGTGCTCAACTCTGGTCTTACCAAGTTTCCAATTATGAACCAGGAGAACCTCTCCTCCAGACAGGAGGAAGAAACTAAACAGTTAAAAAAGAAAGTAGAGAATTTAGAAAAAATATTAGAACTACAGCAAAAAACTAGAGATCATGATAAAAAATTTGGCAAATACGAAATGATGTAGGAGGTGTATTATGGATGATGTTTACTTAGGTAATCCGCTTTTAAAAAAGGCAAATGTTGCTCAAGAATTTACTCAAGAACAAATCCTTGAGTTCATGGCTTGTAAGAATGATCCTGTATATTTTGCAAAACAACATGTAAAGATTGTGAGTTTGGATGAAGGTCTTGTACCTTTCAAACCATATGATTTTCAAGAGAGATTAATTACTAATTTCCATGAGAATAGATTTAACATTTGTAAGATGCCTCGGCAGACTGGTAAGTCTACTACGTCAGTATCTTACTTATTACATTATGCAGTGTTTAACGATAATGTAAACATTGGTATTCTTGCTAACAAAGCAGCAACTGCCAGAGACTTACTGGGTCGTTTACAAACGGCTTATGAGAATCTTCCTAAGTGGATGCAGCAAGGAATTATATCATGGAACAAAGGTTCATTGGAGTTAGAAAATGGTAGTAAAATATTGGCAGCTTCGACTTCTGCTAGTGCTGTTCGGGGTATGTCTTTTAACATCCTATTCTTGGATGAATTTGCTTTTGTTCCCAATCACATCGCTGAGTCTTTCTTTGCTAGTGTTTATCCTACTATTACTTCTGGTAAAAGCACAAAAGTAATCATGGTTTCTACTCCTCACGGGATGAACCATTTTTATAGGTATTGGCACGATGCAGAAAGAGGAAAAAATGAATATGTACCAACAGATGTTCATTGGTCAGAAGTTCCTGGTAGAGATGATGTATGGAAAGAACAAACTATTGCAAACACATCTGAACAACAGTTTAAGATTGAGTTTGAGTGTGAGTTCTTAGGATCTGTTGATACTCTTATTGCTCCAAGCAAATTAAGAACACTGGTATATCAGACACCTGAAAAGACAAGTGCTGGATTAGATGTTTATGTAGATCCAGCGAAGAGTCATGATTATGTAATTACTGTTGATGTTGCAAGAGGCGTAGGAAAAGATTATTCTGCTTTTATAGTTGTTGATATTACAGAGTTCCCTCATGCAGTGGTTGCAAAGTATAGGAATAATGAAATCAAACCTATGCTTTTTCCAAGTATTATTGAGGAAGTAGGTAAAAGTTATAATGATGCATTTATTTTATGCGAAGTAAATGATATAGGAGATCAGGTAGCATCTATATTGAATTATGATATGGAATATCCAAATTTACTTCAATGTTCTATGAGAGGTAGAGCAGGACAAGTTGTAGGCCAAGGATTCTCTGGTAAGAAGACTCAACTTGGAGTCAAGATGTCGAAGACTGTTAAAAAGGTTGGTGGTCTTAATTTAAAAACTTTAATAGAAGAAAATAAACTTCTATTTACTGATTATGAGATTATGAGTGAACTTACTACGTTTATTCATAAGAGTAATTCATTTGAAGCAGAAGAGGGATGTAATGATGATCTTGCAATGTGTTTGGTAATATATGCATGGTTAGTTCAATGTGATTACTTCAAAGAACTTACTGATCAGGATGTAAGAAAAAGATTATATGAGGAACAAAAGAATCAAATAGAACAAGACATGGCTCCCTTTGGATTTATGGATGATGGTATGAGTGATGATAGTGTTTTTGAAGATGGTGATAGATGGTATTCAAATGCTTCAGAATATGGAGAGTCCTCTTATATGTGGGAATATCTATCTTAATGGAATTAGATAAACAAATTAAACTTGGTCATCTTTTATTATCAGAAAGGAAATGTAGAATTTGTGGAGAAAAAAAGAATTTATTAGAAAATTTTTATAGAACTCGTAAAGATAGAGGACCAGTTGCTTCATCATATTCATATGAATGTAAAGTATGCACAGTAAGAAGGATTGTTGATACTAGAAAAAAAGGACTTCTCTTTCCTGAATGGACTTATCCTGATTGGTGATTGTTCACGGCATGTTTCCCCACTGAAAATGTCTTAATCAATAAATAATTTCAAGATAAACTGAGAAATTCGGAGAAAAAAAGCATGGCGACTCAGCAAATATCTCCTGGTGTAATTACTAGAGAGGTTGACCTAACAGTAGGAAGAGTTGATAATGTAGTAGCCAATACAGGTGCTCTTGCAGGACCGTTTAAAATCGGACCAGTTAATGAAGTAATTGATATTACTAATGAAGCAGATTTAACAGAATCGTTTGGTAAACCATTGTCTACTGATAGTCAGTATGAGTACTGGATGAGTGGAGCGTCATTCTTATCATACGGGGGACAACTTAAAGTAGTAAGAGTAGATGGTGCAAACCTGAAGAACTCTAATGCGGGTGCTCCTATTGGGGGAGTTGGTATTGCTTCTACTACTACTCTTAAAATTAAGAACTTTAATGACTATGATCAGAGTTATACAGATATAAGTAGTGGATGGACTTATGCTGCTAGAACTCCTGGTACATGGGCAGATGGATTGAAGTTGTGCTTTATTGACGATTTTGCTGATCAAACAGTTGGTCTTACTACAACAAACCTAGAAACTGCTGGATTTGAAATAGGTTGCGGTGTTACTGTTGCCTATAGTGGTACAACTGTTGGTTTGGGTACAACTGCCACGACTAATGGATATGTTAAAGGTATCATTACTGGTCTAACGACAGATTCTACGAATGGTAATAGTACTATTGATGTTAAGATAGTTTCTAAGGTTGAGCAGACAGGTAATATAATAGGAACAGAAACATATATTAACTATGCACAATTTGACGAACAAGCATCAATCACACCTGGTTCAATTGTTTATTGTGTAAGTACTGGAGGAACAAACAAAGGTGGTGATTATAAAATAGCAAGTGTTAACACAGCTGGTACAGTTACTGACTGGTATGATAATCAAACTCTTGATCTAACAAGTGGTACAGTTTACTGGAACACAATTGCATCTAAACCACAAACAACTGGTTATGTAGAAGCAAGAAGTGGTAAGAATGATGCCTTCCACCTTGTACTTGTTGATGATACGGGAAGTGTATCTGGTATTCAAGGAACGATTCTTGAGAAAAACCTCAGTATTTCTAAAGCATCGGATACAATATCTGAAGTTGATTCTCCTACTAATATCTACTATAAAAATTTCCTTGCCAATACTTCAGAATACATTTATGCAGGATGGAACCCATCTCAAGCAGCAGATAGTTTCTGGGATACAACTCCAAGAGCAACTGGATTTACTAGCACAAGTAATACTGGTATTAAGTCGGATGGATTTACTCCAATTACTACTGGTGGTGGTGTTTGGGGACAAGATGCAGCAGGAGTTACCTTTAGTGCATTAGGTAATGTAGGTTATGAACTAGGTGGTGGACAAAACTACAATGCATCTGGTGGTGCTCAATATAAAGCAAATCTTGGAGAGCTCTCTGCAGGATATGATTTATTTGAGAATGAGGATGAGGTGGATATAGATTACCTAATCATGGGTCCTAGTTGTGGTGCTAAAGACGAGACTCAAGCAAAAGCAAATAAACTAATTGCTATCGCAGAAAGTAGAAAGGATTGTGTTGCAGTTATTTCTCCACACAAATCAGATGTGGTTAATGTAACTAGCAGCAATGATCAGACAAATAACGTTCTGTCATTCTATGCTCCTATTACATCTTCATCTTATGCAGTATTTGATAGTGGATATAAGTGGACTTGGGATAGATACAATAACAAGTTCCGTTGGCTTCCAACTAATCCAGATGTAGCAGGACTAATGGTTAGAACTGACATTGAACAATTCCCTTGGTTCTCACCTGCTGGACAACAGAGAGGAAACATTAATAACTCTGTTAAACTTGCATACAACCCATCGAAGGCACAAAGAGATCAACTCTATGAAAATAGAATTAATCCAATAACTAACCTTCCAGGTGTAGGATCAATTCTCTTTGGTGATAAGACAGGATTAAGTTATGCATCTGCATTTGATAGAATTAACGTTCGTCGTCTATTCATCACTGTCGAAAAAGCACTTCAAGGAGTTGCTAATGCTCAACTATTTGAATTCAACGATGAAATTACTCGTTCTAACTTTGTTAATGTAGTTGAACCTTATCTTAGAGATGTTCAAGCGAAGAGAGGACTCGTTGACTTCCGAGTTATTTGTGACCAAACCAATAACACTCCTGAGGTTATTGATAATAATGAATTTAGGGCAGACATATTCTTGAAGCCCACACGGTCAATTAATTATGTTACTCTTACTTTCGTTGCTACCAGAACTGGAGTCAGTTTTGAAGAAGTAACAGGAAGAGTTTAAATTCACCCATAATTAATTAACATAGGAGATTACAACGATGGCACTAAAAACGATTACAAATTTTAGATCTCAATTAAGGGGCGGTGGAGCACGTCCCAATTTGTTTGAAGTCAACTTGGGAAACTTTGGTGGAGCAGGTGGGGTAGATGCTAATTGGGATAATAATTCCCAAAGAGATTTTCAATTTCTCTGTAAAGCAACATCTATGCCAACTCAAACTATTGGGGCAGTAGAAATTCCTTTCCGAGGAAGAATTTTAAAGGTTGCTGGAGATAGAACCTTTGAACCTTGGTCAGTTACTGTGATTAATGATGAAAGTTTCAATATAAGAAAATCATTTGAAGCATGGACTGAAAAAATAAATAATATTGCTACTGGTGTAGGTGAAGTTGATCCTAATAATTACATGGGTAATGGAACTATTAAGCAGTTATCCAGAACTGCTACTGGTGGAGATATTAATGATGTAAGTAATGCTCAGAGAGTTTTACATACTTATGAAGTTCAAGAAATTTGGCCTTCTGAAATTGGATCAATTGATCTTTCATATGAAAGTTCCGATGCAATTGAAGAATTTACTGTTACTTTCCAAATTCAATACTTCACATCTATAGCAAAAGGAACTGAACCACAAGTAGAAGCAGAAAATACTTAAATATTAGGGTTAAAAACTTTGATAAATAGTCCTAGAAAGGGCATTTTTTAAATAAATCATGGCTAAGTTATTTGGGTTCTCGATA